ATTTCAACACATCAATTCAAGGTGACTATGGTCAAACAATTGCAAGTGGTGAATTTATGTTGTCTGGTGGAACAGATCCATTGTACAATAAAACTGGAAGAAGTCAAAGTGGACATTTTATAAAACATGGTTTCACAGATGGAAAAGAAGAAATTTCAATTGGTCAAAATGGACAATACACAATTGAAGCTGGTTCAGATTCCATTTTAAGCAATGGAACAAATTCTTTCAGATTGCCTTTTCCATCACAAATGATGTTTGAAATGACAATTTCTGGAAGTGAAAGAGGAACAACAACAGACAGATCACAGAAGTACATGTTCAGAAAGTATTCTGGTGTGATTGTAAACAATAATAATTCTTATAGACCAACAATTCAACAACTATCAAAAGACATTTCAAAAGAATCAACTGAATTCAATATTGTTGATATAAGCTTGGAATTTCCAATGCCATACATTGAGGGTGCAATTGGTTCAAAGAAGATTGCAAATGAAGGATTGTTTTATTTCAAGATTGACACAGATGATCGGGCATACAATCTTGGTGATGTTGATTGGTCAATTGATTTCAAATACACATTTCAAACATTGCAAAACATTGACGTGTCTTCAAACAGATTACCATTTGAACCATCAGAAATTACTGGTCTTAAATTATGGCTTGATTCAGCTGATGCAATTACATTGACACATTCATCTGGTGCTGTTACACAATGGGATGATAAAAGTGGAAATGGATATGACATGATTGCACCAACATCAACAGCAAGACCAACATACAATCAAGACTTATCTGATCCAAGCATCACTTTTGATGGCATCAATGATGTTTTAATAAATACAGATTCAACACTTCATACAATTACAGATATAAGATCAACAACTTTTGTAGTGTTCAAGTCTGCAATAACAACTTCTGAAAATTACGGACAAATGATTGCTGGTGTTTGTGGTGGAACAAGACAAAAACAAGGATTTGCAATAAATGTCACACAAGGTCAAGGAAGCAATTCAACAGCTTTCTTAAACAATAATAGTCAGAATTATAATTGTTCCATCAATAATGTTTCAGTTCTTGAAAGGCAAGTAATTACTGGAAGACGTGCTGGAACAACACAATACATTCTTGATCAAGAACAAAACACAGATACAAATTCATCGGCAACAAACACAACATCTGACATCTATTCAATTGGTGCTGTTGTTTCATCAAGTGGAACTTCAGACAGAAATGAATTCAGAGGTGAAATACATGAAATTATTGTCTACAATTTAGAATTAACTGATTCAGAAACTCAACAAGTACAAAATTATCTTCAATCAAAATGGAACACATAAAATTCAAAACAGAAAACAAGAATGATTTGTCTGAATTTCAAATCCTTGACTTTAAAGCAATGCGAGGATATTGGGTTGGTGCTTGTCATATTATTCCAGATGTTGTAAGGCTGATGTCAAAAACAACATACAATGGAGTAAAAACATTATCATGGTATGAAAAACAAGTATTGAACCATGATACAATTATGAATGAATTCAAAAGAATATTAGGATGGCAGAAAAGATAGTTGTTGACATAGAATTCAAAACCAATGTTCAGAAGATTTCAAAGGATCTGGATGCTGTAAAAGATTCACTTGCTGAAACAAATGAGAATCTTGAAGACATAAAAGAAACTGGAAAAGGGACAGAATCTGCACTTGGTAAAATAGGCAAAGGATTCAAAGGAATGGGACTTGCAATGAAAGCACTTGGTGTTGGTCTTATCATTGAAGCTTTCAAGTTTTTAAAAGACATCATGATGCAGAATCAAACTGTGATTGATGGGGTTGCAATTGCAACTGAAACATTAAGCGTGATATTCAATCAAGTGACATCAGTTGTCACAGATGTATTTGATGCAGTTTCAAAATCATCAGAGGGATTCGAGGGACTTGGAAAAGTCATGGGTGGAATTGTGACTTCAGTTTTATTTCCATTCAAGGCTGCTTTCTATGGCATTCAATTAGGTCTTCAAGAAGCTGCATTGGCATGGGAACAATCATTCTTTGGTGGAAAAGATCAAGAAACAATTGATGAATTAAATGCAAAAATACTTGAATCAAAAGCAAACTTGACAGAAGTTGTTGATGAAGTGGTTGATGCTGGTAAATCAATCAAAGACAATCTTGGTGAAGCATTGACTGAAATTGGATCAGTTGTGTCCATAGCATCTGAAACAGCAACAGAAGGCATTAAAGAAATTTCAATTGCTGGTTCTTTAGCAACTGGAAAAGCACTTGCAGACGCAAAGAAGAATGAAGAACTTCTTGAAGTATTAAGAGCAAAACAACAATTACAAAGTCAACTTGAAGCAGAACAACAAAGACAAATCAGAGATGATGTCAGACTTACATTTGAAGAAAGAATTTCAGCAAACATTGAACTTGGAAAAATACTTGAAGAACAGACTGCAAAAGAAAAAGCAATTGTTGATGAAAAAGTAAGAATTGCAGAACTTGAACTTTCAACAAATAAAACATCAGTTGAATTACAAACAGCATATCAACAATCACTTCTTGAACAGATTGATATTGATGAAAGAATTGCTGGGCTTAGATCTGAACAATTAACAAATGAAGCTGGTCTTGCTGATGAATTAAAGACTGCAAAAGAAGAACTTGCACTTGCAACAATTGGAGAAAGGGAACAAGAACTTCTTGCACTTCAACAAGATTATGATGCAAAAACAGAACTTGCAAGAAAGTCTGGTGAAGATATTTTTGAATTGACCAAACAATACAATGACTTAGTTCAGCAATCAAATGACAAATTTGCTGAAGAAGACTTGAAGACAGCTGAAGATTTAGCAAAAGCAAAAGAAGATGCAAGAAAGCAAGATGTTCAAATGTTGTCAGACACAATTGGAATGGCTGGAGATCTATTTGAAGAGGGTTCAGCAGCATCAAAAGCAACTGGAATTGCAACAGCAACAATCAACACTTGGACTGGTGTGACAGAGGCTTTAAAATTACCACCACCAATTTCTTACATTCAAGCTGGATTGACTTTGGCAGCTGGATTGAAAGCTGTCAAAAACATCACATCAGTAAAAACCAAGAAGCCAGTAAGCGCACAAGTTCCAAGTGGGGGTTCACTTCCATCTGGTGGATCAGTTGGTGGTGCTGAATCACTTACAGACTTGTCTGGACTTCCATCAATTACAGAGCAATTCAATAGTCAGTTTGGACAAGAAACACCACCAGTTCAAGCGTACGTGGTTGAACAACAAGTGACAAATTCACAACAAATTAACACAATGATTCAACAAAAAGCAACACTTTAAAAACAAGAACAAATGACAAAAATTGTAGAGCTGATAATATCAGAAGAAGAGAAAGAAGATCAAGATGGTGTCTTCGCAATTTCATTGGTTGAAGATCCAGCCATTGATGAATATTGGGTTGCATTAAATAAGCAACAAAAGGATTTGAAATTTGCAAAGATAGATGAAGAAAAAAGACTTCTGATTGCACCAGCACTTGTTCCAAATAAACAGATCTTCAGACTGGATGATGATGGTTCTGATTATCATGTTTACTTTTCAAAAGACACAATCAAAAAGTGTTCTGAATTATACATGAAAAGAAATCATCTGCAATCTGCAACACTTGAACATGAATCAAAAATTGATGGAATTTGTGTTGTTGAATCTTGGATCAAAGAATTTTCAATTGATAAATCTGTAAAATATGGATTTGAACATTGTCCAATTGGAACATGGTTTGTCACAATGAAAGTTGACAATGATGAAATATGGAACAAAGTGAAAGATGGTGAAATTCTTGGATTTAGTATTGAAGGCTTCTTTACTGATAAGATGCAAGAATTAAGTTCAAAATCATTAAGTCAAGAAGATTTGAAGATTAGCAAAATCATTGATATTGTAAATGAAGCAGAATCAAGGTATTCAAAGACATATCCAATTGATGATAAGACATCAAGTGAAACTTACATGACAATTAAAAACAGAGTTCTTGCAAATTCAGTCATCCCAAAAGTAAGGGCAATTTTAAGCGAAAGGAAAAAACGTAAATAAAATCTTTTAACTACTGGAAAATAAAAACAAAAAATGGAAAACCTTTACAACAAAATGAAAGAACTTCTTGGTAATAAAGAAGAACTTTCTGAAGAAGTCAAAATGATGGCTGAAGCATTTCTTGTTGACGGAACTAAAATTGCAACTGATTCTGATTCATTTGAAAAGGGTTCACTTGTCTTTGTATTAGGCGAAGATGATGAAAAAATGGCATTGCCATCTGGAACTTATGAATTGCAAGATGGTGGTGTTTTAGAAGTTGTCGATGGTGAAGTGACTGACATGAAGACAGAATCTGATTCAGAAGAAACAGTTGAAGAAGAAATGTCAACTGAAAAAGAAGAACTTGATTTGTCAACTTACATGACAAAAGAAGATGGTTTTGAATTAGGCAAGTTGATCACAGAAGCAGTTGAATTGAAGATTGCTGAAAAACTTGCTGAAATGACAGAAGCACACAACACAGAACTTGAAAAAGTAAAGAAGTTGTCTGCACAAAAATCATTCAAGCACACACCAAAATCACACAAACGTGAAGAAGTGAAAATTGCTTTAACTTCTGAAGATAGAATTCTACAAATTTTTAACAAAACAAAAAACAAATAAGATGGCAAATCCATTAAATCCTACATCAACTTATGCTGGTGATTTAGCATTACCATATATTCATGCTGCTGTAATATCTGCGCCAACCTTACATGGTGGTAATGTTACATTGTTAGATGGAATAAGATACAAAGCAATCATTCCAAGAATGTCATTTGGAGCTGGTGCAGCTGCATTGATAAAAGCTGGAGCATGTGATTTTGATGTTACTGCAACAACTACACTTGAAGAAGCTTCTTTGGACATCACAGATCAAATGGTCAACTTACAACTTTGTAAGCGTGAATTCCGTACATGGTGGCAAGGTGATGCATATTCAATAAACTCTGGTGTTCCAGATGATTATGCTGATGCAATACTTTTATATGTTGCTAAATTTGTACAAGCAGATATTGAAAACAATATTTGGATGGGTGACACAGCTGGAGCAGTATATACTGCTTTTAATGGTTTCAAAAAGAAAGCAGCTGCTGGAGGTGCACCAACTGCACTTGTAAATGCAATTGATGCGTCTGCAACAGTTCTTGCTGGTCTTCAAGAAATGATCACAGCATTGCCAGCTGGAATTGTTGGTGACTTTGAGAATACAAATTTATATGTGAATCCAGTTACTATTTCAGCTTACAACTTAGCAGTTGGACAGACTGGTGATGGTTACAATCAAGCAGTTGCTGGAGCTCCACAAACTAAATTCTTAGGATACAAACTTGTTTCTTGTAATGGAATCGCTTCTGGTGAAGGATTTGTTGCAAACAAGAACAATGTGTTTGTTGGTATTGGAACAGCTGACTCAGATTCAATGGCACAAGCAATTGATATGACACCACTTGATGGTTCTGACAATTACAGAATCACAATGAGGTTTGGAGTAGGTACTGCAATTGGAGTAGTTGCAGACACAGTTTGGTTCGTATAAACAACTGAAAATGGAAAGGCTATTGACTTAGTCTTTCCCTTTCTTTGTTTTATTAATATATAAAAGAAAAAAAATGGCTGGATGTACAATAAGTTCTGGAAGGGGTTATTTCTGTCAAGGACAAGTTGGAGGTATAAAGAAAGTATTTCTTGCAAACTATTATGATGCAGAATCAATCATTGATGTGACATCAGATCCATCAACTGGTATTGTTAGTGATATAACAACAAAAGCAAGTGGATCTTTAAATTTCTTTGAATTTGATTTGGATAGACAATTGTCTTCATTCAATCAGACAATTTTAACTGGTAAAGGTGGAGCAGTTGCATATCAAACAGACTTGGATTTGCACATGTCACATGATTCAGAAGAATCTTGGGCAAGGATGCAGAAAGTTGTTGAAGGATTATGGCAAATAATTGTTCTGGATAACAATGGAGTTTATTATTTATTAGGTGTTGAAAATGGTGTTGAATTATCTGGTGGAACTTATGCGCACGGAGGTGATGTTGCATATGGTGATTATGTTGGATATGTATTGCAAATGACTGGTGCAGAACCAGTTCCAGCATACAATTGTTCTTCAACCACAAGTCCAATGAAAGCTTGGACAAGTGGAACATTAGTTCAAGATGCTACACAATACGATACTCCACAAGTATAGTTTTGATTTTGGTTAATCAGTAAAAAGGGTGGTGGTTAATTCCATCGCCTTTTTTTTATATCTTTAGACTATGAAAATAAAAAAAGAATGGCTGAACAAAGTCATTATAAAAGGATCAGTCAGAATATATCTTTCAGAAGTTGTTGAAGATCGGGTGATGGATTATTTAAAATTAAATCATCCCAATTATTTAGAATCAATTAAAAAGAAGAAGAAGAATGTTGCATCTGAAAAGTAGTAATGGTTTTGAAAATATTGTTTCTTTAGATGTTTATTCATCGGTTTATTCCAATACAATTGGAGATGATCAATTCACACCAAACTTTAATTCAGATAACACACCTAATTCTTACTATATTAGATTAATTGAACAAACAACACAAAAAGAATATTGGTCTTTGTTGAAAAGCATGGAAAACAACTTTCCAAGAAGCAGACAGTTTTCTATTTATTTAGATGATCATGTTGAAGAATTTCATATCAACATCAACACAACTGGTTTATTTGATTATGAAATATATTTTGGAAATGCACTTGCAACAAACAAAGATGATTCTGTAATTGCTGGACTTGTGACAAATGGAATTGCACTTGTTCACAATGACAATTGGACAAATGACTATTTCCAGAATGCTCCATCTGGAGTTGATGAATTAATAATACCAACAACAATTTCTTACAATGGATAAACAAGCATTCAATCTGTCAGCAATGGGGCAATCCTATTCACTTACAGACAGTCAAGAAATAGTGAAAAAAGGATCTGATTTCATTTGGTATGGAGCAGATAACTTGTTTCCACAACACACAATTGGATTGTATCAAAATTCTGCAACACAAAACGCATTGGTGAATTCAATTTCATCATGGATTTATGGTGGTGGAATTGATGCACATAACAAAGAAGAACATCCCGAAGATTGGGCAAGATTCAATTCATTGATCAACACAAAGATTGGAAAGAATGACATTCAATTGATGTGTACAGATTTGAAATTGCATGGTGGTTTCTACATTTCAATGTCTTATTCATTAGATAGGGAATCAATTGTGGACCTGGAAGTTCTTCCTTATGAAACAATGAGAAGTGGACACACAGATGAAGATGGTGAGGTTGATTGGTATTACCACAGCCATAACTGGCAAGACGGAAAACGTGCAAAATACACAGAATTAAAATCATTTGATCCATCAGCAAAAGCAACTTATCCAAATCAAGTTCTTTGTGTGAAAATGAATTCAGTTGGATCATATTATTATCCAAAACCAGATTGGATTGGTGCATGGAATTACATTGAACTTGATGTGAATGTTGCACAATTCCATTTGTCACAGATCGAAAATGGTCTTGCACCAAGTTTTATTGTAAACTTTGCAAATGGTATTCCAGCAAGGGAAAAACGTGAAGAAATAAAAAGAACAATTGAAGCTGAACTTGGTGGTTCTGCAAATGCTGGAAAGTTTCTTTGCACATTTTCTGATGGCAGAGATACAACACCAGAAATTACAGCTATTCCATTAAGTGATGCAGACAAGCAATATGAATTTTTAAGTAAAGAAATCACAAACAAGATCATGGTTGGAAACAGAGTTGTTTCACCAAGATTGTTTGGTGTGAATGCTGATGGTGGTGGACTTGGAAACAATGCTGAAGAACTTCAAGTGGCTTCAGCCTTATTTGAACAGACAGTTGTTAATCCTTTCAGAGATATAATCACAGATGCATTAAATATTGTGATGGCTGAAGATGGAATGAATCTTCAATTATTCTTTGAACCATTTGATTTATTCAAGACTGAATTTACCAATACAGAAGAAGAGGTTGTTCGTGATGAAGTTGTCACAGATGTGATTCCAAATGCAGATGCAACAATTTCAGAAGAAGTTGGTGGTGTTGTTGAAGAAGCAGAAACTGAAAAAGTGGATGCTTCATACAATGGCGCGCAAATTAGTTCAGCAATTGATATTGTTGCAAAGGTTCAAGAGGGTATTTTGACACCAGAACAAGCAGTTGTCTTTTTAGTTCAGTTCTTGCAATTACCTTTGGATGTCGCAGAGGGTTTCTTTTCTGGATCTGGTGAACAACTACTTCAAACAATGTCAGCAAAAAAAAAAGATAAAAGACCATTTTTAAGTGATGAACATGGAAGTTTACTTTTGTCTAAATTGGAACTTTGTGCTGAAAAGAATGATGATGATGTTTGGGAATTACTGGTTGAAGATAAAATTGAATCAAAAAAAGATTTAAAAAACTTTGCAAAGTCAAACAAGATGCCGACAAAATCAATGGCTGATGCAGATAAGAAATCAGATTTTGGTGATGTTGGACTATACAAAGTCAGATATTCATATCAGAAGACAAGCAATGTACCAAACAAAGACGGAAATAAGTCAAGGGAATTCTGTGATAAAATGATGAACTGGTCAAAAACTGGTTTGGAATGGAGGCAAGAAGATATTGTTGCAATGTCTGAAGCAAGTGTGAATGGATCATTTGCTGAAAAAGGACAATCTTCTTACGATTTATTTTTACATTCTGGAGGTTGCTATTGTAGACATGGCTGGTTAAGAAGAATATATTTCAGAAAGACAGATTCCAGAGGTCGATTTTTGCCAAACAAAGGAATGACAAATGAATCAAGGGTTGGAAATAATCCATTCATTGTTCAGAAAGGATCAGAATCAATTGCACCTTATGACACACCAAATCACGGAAAAATTAACCCACCATTCATGAAATCTTAAATTATGGGATTACAAGCACAAGTCATCTATATTGATGAATCTTATATAAAAGCTTATTCACATCTTGATGCTTCAGTTGATGCAAAAGACTTGCTTCCATCAATTATTCAAGCACAAGATTCACAGATCCAACCAATTCTTGGAACAGATTTATTCAACGCCTTAAAGACACAAATAACAGCTGGAACAGTTGCTGGAAATTATGATCTTTTATTGAATGATTATGTAAGAATGGCAACATTGAAATGGACTTTGGTTCACTTTTATCCATATCTTCAAGGAAAGATTCTGAATGGAACTATTGGATCAAGGAATGTGGACAATATTACAGCACTTTCACAAGCTGAAGTGATGCGAATGGTTGACATTGAAAGAAGCAATGCACAATTTTACACAGAAAGATTGATTTCATATCTTCAAAACAATGGATCTTTGTTTCCAGAATACAATTCAAATAGTGGTGCAGACATGAATCCAGAAACACAGACCTATTCAGAGGGTGGATTGACAATATCTGGATCAAGCAGAGGAAATAATAGACTGGCAAACTGGAATTGTTGTGGCTGGTAGATTAAAGGGTTGCAAAAGCAATCAAGAAAAGAAGCAAATCAACAAGAAGTTGTTGGAAATTTATCTGAAAAAAAGAAATGAAAAGCACCTTAAATGAATTAGCAAGTTTTAACACAGTAAATGTTTGTGCAATATCAGTTCCATTGATGGATGTTGAAAGCGTTCTGACAATACTTGTCTTGTGTTCTGTGTTAGTTTACAACATTAAAAAGATAATGTCTAAAAACGATTAAAATGAAACACTTTATAAAAGAAGAATTCACTTGTGATAGTGTTAATTGTTTTGATAAAATGAATCCAAAACTTTTGAAGATGTTGGATGATGCAAGGGAATTTGCAGACACACCATTTACAATCACATCTTCATGGAGAAGTATATCGCACAATTTAAAGCTCAAAGGAAAGCCTAATTCAGCTCATTTAAGAGGTACAGCAGTTGATATTGCTTGTATGTCATCACATCAAAGAATGATTATATTACACGCCTTATTAGATGCTGGATTCACAAGAATAGGAATTGCAAAAACTTTCATTCATGCTGATTGTGACATTGAATTGCCACAAGAAGTGATGTGGTTATATTAAAAAAACAAAAAAAATGTTGAAAAGTACATTGATAAAACAAGCATTTCAAATCCTCCCAGATTTATTCAAGGATAAGAACAAGAAATGGTCAGCAAAAAGAACCATTAGTGGTGTTCTTGTTGGAGTGATTTCTACTTATCTGCAAACAAATCCATTATCTTGGATGGTGGTGGCATTCACATTGGTAGCAGTTGCACCTTTGTGTTTGTCTTTCTTTGAAATTAAAAATGAATGTTGTAAAAAGTAAAACATGGCACTAAGTACAAGACAAAAAACACTTGCAAAAGTATTAAGAAAAAAAGGGCAATTTGCTGATTCTGTTTCACCATCTGATCGGGATGATTTAGAATTAAAAAATGCAAAATTGTTTGTTGGAACTGGTGGAAATTTGAAACTTGATTTGATTGGTGGGAATACAATCACCTTGAAGAACATACCAAGTGGAACTTTCATTGATTGGATTCAAGTTAAAAAAGTCCATGCAAGAGATACAACTGCAAGAGATATTGTTGCAATTTATTAATGAGGTATCGTCCAAGATGGTCTGATTCAATCAAACCATACATTGAACAATTCAGAATATTATCACAAGAACAACAGATCCGTCTATTACAGATGATGTTGAAATCAGATAAGATTGAAACTTCTGAAAACAAGAAACACTTGAATGTAGTTTCCAAAAGTAGTTCCAGAATTAAAACACTTGAACAACTTCTGGAGGTTGCACAAGTAGATCTTGAACAATTCTTTGTGGATAAATACAACATAAATAAATGGGAGGTTTCAGCACAAATTGATGGTCGAATGGTGACAGAAGAACTGTTCCAAGTGAAAGCATCATTAATAAGAAACAAAGCCATACAGACACAGAAAAGAATTCTTGATGAATTACATCATGACTTCATAAATCATTCACCAAAGCAAGTGAAACACAAGCCATTTGATGGTGTTGGACATATGCTTGAAGTGAACATATTTGATTTGCACTTTGGAAAACTTTGTTGGAATGGTGAAACTGGTGAAGATTATGACACAAAGATTGCATCTTCAAGATTTCATTCTGCAATTGATGATATAATTCAGAAAGCATCTGGACACAATATTGAAAAAATTATCTTTCCAGTTGGAAATGATTTCTTCAATTCAGATGGAAAAGAAAACCAAACTTCAAATCACACACCACAAGATGAAGATCTTAGATGGATGAAGACATTCCGAAATGGAAGAAGATTGATTGTTGAAGGGATTGAAAAGCTTAAACAATTGGCAAATGTTGAAGTTGTTATTGTGCAAGGAAATCATGATTTTGAAAGATCTTATTATTTAGGTGATTCACTTATTGGATGGTTCAGAAATGATCAGAATGTTTCAATCAATAATGAAGCAACACCAAGAAAATATGTTCAGTTTGGAAGTAATCTGATAGGGTTGACACATGGAAACAATGAAAAGATTGCAGATCTTCCTTTGCTTATGGCATCAGAAAAGAAAGAACTTTGGTCAAATACAAAATTCCATGAATGGCACATTGGACATTTTCATCACAAGAAGCAAATCAAGTTTCAGACAATAGATGAACAGAAAGGTTGTGTGATACGTTTCATGAGATCACTTTCTGGAACTGATGCTTGGCACAATTTAAAAGGATATGTTCAGAATGTACAATCAGCTGAAGCATTTATATGGCATCCAGAAGACGGAATGATTGCGCATCTATTCTTTAACCTATGAGAATAGCTGTAAATATGAACATGATGCAAGGTCTTATGATAGGTGTCAGACATTTCGAACCAGATGAACATCATCCTTATTTTGAAGTTCAAGTTTATATTTTACTAATTACAATCAATATTTTTTTCATTAAGGAATCAGAACAATAGCAAGTGATTCAAAGCTATTCAACAAAATACTTATGAAATAAACTGTAATATTTTTGTTACAATGGAAATGTTTTCTATCTTTGAATATCGAAAGCAA